CCGGCCCCAGCATCTTGATAGATCGCTAAGAAGTCATCCGCAGTTTGCGTAGGCGATCCTAAGTAGAAATCAAACGTGCCCTGAAATCCGCCGTTCCCATCACTGCCGCCAAAATACTCTGGCTCATCAATGTCGATCTCTCCCCCAGGGGCTGAGCCAGAGTAAACAAGGTCATCACCAATCCAGATCTTGTGGATCGATTCGACTTCGCCTTGGCACAGAGCGCCCTGCATACCAACGTAATATTGGTAGCCGGTGGTAACACGTTCGCTCTGAAAAAGCGTCGTCCGCACTTTTTTCGTGACAGGAACTGCGTCAAAGGCTCCATACCAAACGACGTTAGGGGCATTGAGCGCAACACGCCCAAAAACCAGCGGAACGACCCGCCCCTCTGTCGCAGTCGGAAAGTTGAAATCCCCCAGCCCTGATGGGACGGCATCTTCAAAGTTTGGTTTGGGTGCTAAAAGCTCATTTAGAGCTATGGATATGACCAGAAGACCCAGAAAAAGGAAAAAGCCCATCAGTCAATTCCTGTGGCAAACGGGTTCTTGGTCGGGACATACGGAAACCCGCCGAAGTTGAGGACGTTGTCGAACTTGTTCGAGCAGTCCCCATCAAACCGGTGGTCGCAGCCCGCGTAGACATCGATCTGGCTCCCCGTGATGTTTTGGGTAAACGGAAGCAAGACGGTTAGGTCGTTCCCAGAGTGGCTAATCACCATGCGGAATTCATTCAACCCAGATGGCTTGCACCACCCACCTGCCCAATAGCCGTCAGCTTGGCTGTTGGCTCCAGTCACAGTGATCACGGTTCCAGAGACAGCAGTGACCGGCGCTAATAGCAACGAGAATCCAGTCGTCGATACCCCACACTGATTGTCAAAGAGCGTGTGGTTACACATGCCCATGAATTTCAAGTCTGGCATTGGCTTGCCAGAAACCGATTCGATTGATCGGCAGAGAAGACTGATCTCTTCGCCACCCTTGGCGTAGTTCCCAGAACTCAGCGTGCCCTTGTAGATGAGCGCCTTCGTGTTGAAGGTTGGCGTCTCGTCAACCTGAAGGCGGTAGATCGCCACGGTGGTTATCGCGGCAGGATTAGCGTTCAAGAACCCGAGGGCATAGCTGTTGTCCCGCGAGAACGTGATCGTCAGCGTATCCTTGCGCCCCTGGGAAGTTGTGATCGCCGACCGACGGATTGGGATCGCTGTGTAGGTGTTCACACCAACCGTTAGATCGGTTGCCGCAGACGTGTAGCGGGTCGTCGAACCATCTGCCGTGAACTCGTAGATCTCAAGTGGGCGTGAGCCAGCAACAGAAGTCTCGTAGTCTGCGAAGCTAGTCATAAACAGTGATCACTGGAGCTACCATCGTGGCCGCGCCAGCCCTTCTGTAGCGGAAAGTAAAGCTGTCGGTGTTGAACCTGACATGTTCGAGGTACTCGACCCGCTCAATCTCGTCCACGGTTTTGGACGCCGCCCAAGCATCTCCCAGCGTTACCCGTTCAACAGTACTGCTGACCTCTGCTGAAGATTGGATGTCAGAGATCGCCTCGGTTCCATCGGTAAACGTAACCCGCAGCGTCTTCTTGGGCTTGAGCCCAGATCCGATGAACCGGGTGAATCCTACGTGGTTGATGTCCAACGTAAACTGCGTGGCCAGCACGCCCGCAACGGGAGTCAGGTCCTCGATAAACGTGGGCAGCCAGAACGGCTTTTGCTTGCCTTGTAGGTAGATCAGTAGCTTACGGATCTCCTCAATGTCGGCTTGCGTAGCCATGAAGAAGCCCTTCTCGGAGCTACGCTTGTTGCGGTCCCAACGGCTGGAAGTTGCGATCAGTCCAGTCTCGTTATCGACGTAGGTCACATTCCTGACGTGCTGCACTGGCATCTGTGTGGAGCCCATCAGGTTGCAGCCGGAGAAGATCACGTCACCGGCATGCGTGCTGAAGCTGCCGATGCTACCACTCGGAGCACCCGTGTCGTTGTCGTACGCCTGCCAAGACACCTGAAACTTCTCCATGTTCGTTCTGTAGCGGCTGCCCGACACAGCATTCGCGATGAAGCAGAGCCGCCCAGGGAACACTCGCGTGTTGGCAGCGTATGCGTTCAGCGTTGGCGAACCAGTGAACTCGATGGAAGTCGACGTGACGTTGGTGATCGTCACAGCTTCGCTGACTTGGTTGTCTTGGTACAAGACCGCATAACCACCGACTCGGAACTCAAGCGATGCCGTGCTCTCAACTGAGACAGAAGTTGCGGCAGAAGAGATGGCTGCCGTGCTCTTCGTTCCAGTGTGAAACATGGGTAGCAGGAACAGGTTTTGTTGCCACCCGTGCAGTAGGGACTGAACTCGTTGTCTGGCAGAGTCAGTTAGCGTGAACGTAGTCTGTAAAAACTGGCGCGGCTTCTGGCGGAGGGCGACACGTTGCTCCTTGCCCGACAGGGCTTCTAGGATGTCGGTCTTGAACCGCCACTGCTCGTCGAACTCAGCGTCCCAAATCTCAGGCCAGACGACGATGCGGTTGCCAGAGGCATAGAGTGTTGGCGTCTCCCCTGTGCTGAACACGAAGATCAGCGTGCTGTCGAAAGTCGCCAACCCGCTAGGCAACGCCTTGAGCACGTCTTTGACCGGCGTCAACCTAGCTGATGACGGATCTAGGATAGACGTGAAGGGGTAGAGAGTTTGTGGGGCAGTTGTGTCCTCAAGAGCAGTTCCATCACCGAGGTTGTTGGTGATGGAACTAAGGGTTGTGGTCGTTGTCCGGTATGCGGAGAAGACTTCAAACTCGTTGGTGATCACACCGACGATGTTGCCGAACTCGATCTTGCTACGGGGCGTGATGTGGACCGTGTCGAACCAAAGAGCACCCTGACTATCTGAAATCGAGCCGGTATAGGTTGTGCTAGAGACCGGTATAGAGTGCCCAGGACCGCCGCCCTCGTCCGTACCAGCCAGCACATCGCTGGGCGGTCGATCCACGACATTGGTGAACGGCGTAGCTTGGATAGGTTGATGTGAAGCACCAACCGAGACCAGCATGCTGCCAACCAATGCCCCGGAATAGGTTGCCATCAGGTAACCTTCTTGTAGGCGATACCGCAGTGGCCAGAGTTGTTAGTGCCGTCCACCTCTGGGCGGTTCTTCATCGGGAACACCACCCAAGTATCTGAACCAACTGTGATCTCGTCGCCTGCGGCAAACGCATCGATGTTGATCCCGCGCACGTCTGGCTGATAGCCCAATGGATACCAATCGGAAGTGGTGCTGGAATCTACATACCAGCACGAGATCGGATACATCGGAATCAGGCCGCTGTTGTTGTTGCCATTGAATCGAGCATATTGGTAGGAGTCCGGTCCCCCACGAAAGCCACCCTGGATGAACGCTCTTGCGATGCCGCCACGATCGGTTCCAGCGGCTAGAAATGTAGTCCCGCTATCAGTTCCACCGGTCAACCCCCACTTGCTTCCAGCAGGTTGGCCAGGGAGTGACTCGATGTGAATAGTCGCAGCCTCATCGGAGTTGTTAGTTGCGGATAAGGTTTTCACCCCATCCAACAGGCAGGATTGGACACCCGATTTGTGGGCAGAGCTACTGACTTCTTTGGTGCCGTAGCAATACTCGCCGCCTGTGTAGCTGCCTAGCTTGGTCAGAATGCCAAACCCAAGGTGGGAGAAGTAACCGGTCTGGTACTCGATGGCCGCATGGATGTAGGTTGCGTCCTCGAAGAACCAGTAGTTGCCGCCAGAATCCGTAATTTTCACATGCCGCTGATCATCGAGAAGAGCGTCGGATGACGAGATCTCACCGTTCCCAGAGTCATCCGTGTGGTTGCCGGGATCGATGCCGGGATCGATGAAGCCCAAGTGGTGGTAGATAGCCGCGACGGTGGGGCTCGATGTCGCCCACCGGAAGGCAACCGAAACTGTGCCGTTGGTCAGGAACAATCGGTCGGAAGCGGAATGATTTTGGGTCCAGCCGTTGGTGGTGGCGAACGTCGAGAGCTTCGAGAAGAAGTCGCTCACGGACGTGAAGGTGCCGAAAGAGTTCGCCATGGATCAGGCCCTCTTGAGAGCGAAGTAGGAGTAGCGTTCCGTGCGGTGGGCGTTTTGAAACAGAATATAGTCTTGGCCACCAACGTCGATCACGTCTTCGGCCACCAGGGCCGAGCCGCTTGAGTCAGTCGCCGGACACCAGTAGATGCCGGGGATCTCACCATACATCAGGGTCAGGCTGGTGTTATCACCGCTATTTTGCGTGGTCGATGTTGTGTCGTTGATAGGGCAGCCCATGACAGTCGCTGGCCACAACAAGATCTCGTTTGCCCCAAGTGTTGGCCTGATGACGGCGTTAGCCGTTGCGAATGTAGAACTGACAATCGTGTTATTGTCGTTGTGCAGGTTCATCTGGCTGTTTTGAGCCAGTTCATCCAACTCAACAACATTGATGTTTACCACAGCGCCACTGATGGGGGCCACTGTGTAGATCGAGCCACCGTTGTTTATGCCAACCCAGTTACCAGCAATGTTGCGCAGATAGGCCGAGTAGCCACCAGCAGTTGTGTAGGCTTCAGTTGGCCCGGTATTGGCGAAACCACCTGCGTCTGCGGCTTGGTCGTGGTTGCCTGCCGTGCCTTGCACATACAGTGGGTACGGCATCTCCGTGACGGTGGCCATCACATCGAGTAGACCGGCCCCCAGTGTATTGTAGCTGGTGGTTGCGCCTGCCACACATTTGACAACCGCAAAGATGTAGCGGCTGGTTACCGCAAACCAATAATCCTGGGCGTTATCCAGCATGATTAGCTGGCAACTGGTGTTCGATGGAGTTCCGCTCGGCCCCAAGTTGGTTTGCGAGTCTAGGCTCAACCCGTTGTTGTACGAGTCCATGCCCATGACCGCCACACCATAGAAGGTGTCGATGCCCACGGTTGCAGTATACGTGCGGAAGGCCACGAATGGCTCGTTGCCACCAACATTGGACCCCTCTAGGACGACCTGCTTCTCGTCGGTGATCGAGTTGAAGCTGTAGTTGTTCAGCGTCATCTCGGACTGGGAGCAGTTCCAGCCGGTGTCAGTCAGCGTCAGATCGAACGTGGCCGAGGATCCGGTACCACCCGTGGCCGAGATGGCCGTCGTGCCGATCAAGCCCGTCATGGCCGTTACGTTGATCAACAAACCAGTGCCAGAGCCTGTGCCCACGTTGCTGTCCGTAGCGCCGCCGGTAGCTGTAGGGGCAACGGAATACGCCCCACCAGTCTCATAGATCGAGACCGTAGCAGC